GCCGGCGTCGCGCAGCTTCACATACATGGCCTGCAACCCTTGGTTGCGTTCCCATTCGCCGATGGTCCGGGCGTAATGCTGGCCCTGTGTGCCGCCGGCCAGCTTGTCGAAGTGGCCACGCATTCCGACAAGGCGGAACCGACCGTATTCGTCCCGGGGGTGGAGATCCTCTACCCACATGGCCGGTTACCGTCCCGTCCGTCTCGGCGGCGGGTTTCCGCCGGCCCGCCGGCCACCGGGGCGCGGGCCCTGCCCGGCGGCGGGCTGACCGCCGTTGAGCTTCTGCTGATGTTCCTGCATGGCCTTGGCCCGCTCGTGCGCCTCGACCGCCATCGTGCGGGCATGCTCCTGGGCGGCCTGCTGGGTGGCGGTGGCGTGCTCGCGGGTCGCCTGGTTCTGCTCGCCCTGGTGGCCAAGCTGCGCGTCCTGCATGGCTTTCGCCGCTTCAAGCTTCTGCTGTTGCGGGTCGACGTAATCCTCTTCGCTCGGCTCGGGCAGTTCGATGTCGGTCCCCTCCAGGGTGAGGCCGAGGACCCCGGCGATGACGGCCTGGGCCTGCGTCTTGGAGACCGCGCCGAGGGCGATGCCGGCGCCGATGGTCTGCACGGCGGTACCGATCTGGTTGAGCAGGGCGATCCGCCGGCCGAGGTCGGCCCCGTTGGCGTCCTTGAGCCATTCGGCGACCTGCTCGCGCGGGTAGCCGGACTCTTCGAGGGCCACCTGCGGTGGTACTCCGGCACCAATTTTCGCGTTGACGACCTGCCAGCCGGCCACATCGTTGACCATGACGATGGGCGCCCACCGGACATCGACGGTGACGTCTTCGATGCCGAGCAGTTCGAGCGCGAACTCGTAGACGCCCTCCCACTGCGGATCGTAGCGGGCCTGCCGGTCGGCGACCTTCGAGATCATGTCGGTGTTGAGTTCCCGTGCCGCCTCACCCGAGGGCAGGTCTCCGGCGGTGCGGGAGAACGCCCACTGCGGCATCTCGGTCAGTTCGCCCATGGAACGGATGCACCGGTCGAGCAGGGCGATCAGCCGGGCCGGGTCGCCGGGCTCGAACTGGCCCACCGACTTGCCGTAGAGCCGCCAGATCTCGCCGGGCTCGGAGCGCAGCCCGGAGGTGCCGCCGGTGTTCTCCGGGTCGTCCTCGTCGTCGTCCGGGTGGTCGGGGTTGATGAGGTTCTGCAGCGGGTCGTCCTGCATCGGGTCGACGAGGAGGTATTTCTGCGGCAGGGACTGGAAGTCGACGTCACCGGCCAGCGCGTAGACGATCTTGTTGATGATGGTCTGCGGCCCATACGCGTTGCGGTGCTCAGGCACACCCTCGGGCCGATTGTTGCGGAAGTGCCACCACGGCACCCGACCGTACGGGTTGTTGATGGTCCAGTCGCCGAGGTCGTCGCGGCCCGGCGGGTCGGTCTAGCCCGCCTCCCGGCCGGCCTCGTCGTCGATGGCGTCGGTGAACTCGTCGGCCGCCAGGTCTTCGAGGTCCTCCTCGTCGACGTCGGGCACCTCCGACCACGGGAACCAGTCGTCCTCGCGGTCCGGGTTGCCGCCGGCCACGGTGGCCCACCGCTCGATCCGGTCCGGGTAGTACAGGTTGGCCCGCACCGACTCCTGCTCGTCGAGCTTGACGCGCCACGACTTGAGCACGTAGGCCGGCTTGAGCTGGTCCTCTTCGTCGTAGACCATGATGACGTTGTGCGCGCTGTTGACCCGGATGTCGACGGTCGGTTCGCCCTTGGCGCTGGTGCCGGGCCACACGAGCACATAGCAGTCGCCATGCTTGGACACGTCGTGGTGCAGGCGTTTCTCTTCCGCGTCCAACTCGTTTTCCTTGCGCAGCCTCGCGATCGCCTTGTTCGCCTGCTTGACTTTGGCGTCGGAGGTGCTCTTCTCCGTCTCGGTGCGGGTGTCCGCGTCGGCGGCGGTTTCCTCGGCGTCGTCCTCGTCGGGTCCGGCCACCACGCTGGTGATCTTCAGCCGGTTGGCCACGGCGTCGACGGGGATGTGGGCATAGTTGAAATCTTCAATGTGCTCGACACCCTGACGCTCCAGCATGCGCGCGACGGCCTCAGAGGCGTACTGCATGCCAACGTCGCCGTCGTACATCTCGTCGGCGCGCACGCACAGGTCACGCTTGGCGTTGAGGCGCTTCAGGCCGTCGATGATGTCCCCGATCGAGGCCTTGCGGTCGTCGACCTCGGCGGGGTGGGTGGCCTGCCTGAGGAGCTGCTGAAGGTTGAGCTTGGGCGCGAGGGCGTTGCCGGGGCGCCCGGTCAGCGCGGGAGCGGTCGGCGCCATCGGTCACCCTCCGTAATCAACTTCACCGTACGACTGTGCGCAGTGTAACGGTAGCAGGTTGGGAAGGGAAGCTAACAAACCGGGCACGAAAAACACCCGGCCCGCGAAGGGGCCGGGTGTGCATCCGTCTGGCCGACGTCGCCAGCCTAGCGCCTGCGGCGGCGGGCAGCGGCGTGCCGGCGGCGGGTCGCCTGGGCGCGCGCCCGCACCTTCGGGTTGTGAGTGGTGATCCAGCCGGCGAGGCGCCGCGAGCCGACCTTCGCGGCGAGTCGGGCGAACTTCGATCGGGCCATGCCGACCACGGTACGCCGTGGCCGGCGCGTCCACTACAGCTCGCCGGTGTCCTCCAGGTCGAACCGGACGCCCTTGGGCAAGGGTGTCAGCCCGGCCCGCTCGCGGGCCATCCGACCGGACGGGATGCCGTGTCGACGGCGAAGACGCCACACGGAGTTCTCGGTAAGCCCGAGATGGTGTCCGATTGCCCAATCCGCCAGGCCGACCCCGGCGAGCAGCCGCAGGGCGGCGAGTCGGCCCGGGTCGTCCACTGGCAGGCGTGACGGCCGGCGCCGCGCGCTCACCGATATCACCGATGCTTGTAGTTCTCGTTGGCGTCCGGGATCGGCGGCAGGCCGGTCTTGGCGTGCGCCCGCGCGTAGGCACCCACGGCAGCCCCCAGGCGAGCCCGCGTCCCCACTGAGCGCAGGGGGTTGCCGTCGACCACAGCGCGGGCAGCGCGGATCAGCTCGTCGAGCAGTGGCGCGAGCGCTCGACGCTCCTCCAGGGCCTGCCGCAGGTAGAACGTGAGGTCGAGCGCCTCTTCGAAGGCGTCCTGATCGGCGTCGCGGCCGTTGAACGGCTGCAGCGGAACCCCGTAGCGCCGGATCCCCTCGGCCTTGCGGGCCTGCATCTCGGCCACCACGAGGTCGACCACGGCGAGGTGGTCGTTGGCGACCGGCGGCGGCTGCTCAGCGACACGGGGCCGGTGGGCGTGCAGCGTCGCCCGGGGCTGCCCGACGTGAGCGGCCGTGGGGTATCCGGGACGGATCACGCACGGCTCTCCGAGGCCTGCGCCACACCCCTGGGCTTCCACGGTGGTCAGGCATGGAGCGGGGGAGGTCTGATACTGGAACGTCGGACGGGCGGGGGGGATTGGGGTGGTCATCGACTCTCCACTGTGGACTGTCCGATGTGGACTAACGGGACGGGATGCTCTTGTTCTTGGTGTTCTTGCGAGGCTTCAACAGGTACATCGTGCCGGTGCTGGCCGCGTCCACCATGTCGTCATGCTCGACCTTGGGATAGGCCACCTGCTGGTCTTCCAGGGCGTGCAGGCGCTTGGCGTGGGTGACGCGCCGTTTCTGGTACATCTCCAGGCCCCAGCCGATGCGAACCACCTTGGGCGCTTTGCTATGAAAAGTCTTCAGCGTGACCGGAAGATCATTCATGATCTCCAGCCACAGGTCTCCACCCGCATTGATCTCCATACACACCATGTCGATGCCGGGGAACATGGTCAACAGTTCGAGGATGCGCAGCTTCAACGGCGTACCGGTCTTCCACACCTCCTCGCAGTGCTCGACCACGACCCGCGACAGCCGGGCCGGGCTGAACAGGTCGGCTTCCTGCGCGGCCAGGGTGTCCCGCCAGCCGTCCACGCGCTGCCCGGTGGCCTCGTCGAAGACGCCGTCGCCGAGCAGCTTGCGCAGGGTCGCGTCGGGCAGCTTGCCAGTGCCGGGGGCGTAGCCGAGCACGGCGAGCCCGGCCGGGTCGCTGGTGGTCTTCTGGGTGAGTGGCGGGTCGACGAACAGGAACTGCCTGGTGATGCCGACGGGGCGGCCGTAGCGGATGTCGGCGCCGGCCCAGAACGGCCCGGACTCGGCGCGCGGGTCGTTGGCGAAGTTCTTGGCGTAGTTGCGGGTGTGCTCGATGCCCTCCAGGTAGTCCAGGGGCCACCGGCCGGGCCAGATGGAGCGCCGGCTGCCGTCGTCGCGGCGCAGGATCGGCGCGTAGTAGTGGGGAGTGATCTTCTCGTCTTTGATCCAGCGGAGCCGCTCGCCCTCTTCGCTGTCCGGGTCGACCTCGCCCTGCGCCACCTTGACCAACTGGTGGTTGATCGAGCCGGGCCGGGTGACGGTGCCGACGAGAACGAACTTGGCCCGCTCGTTCAGCGGCATGATCGCGTCGATGAGGGTCGACAGCCGCTTTTTCACCTCGTGGGGCGAGTAGTTCGCTTCGGCCTTCTCCACGTCATCGCAGATGATCACGTCGGGGCGGCGGTCGCCGACCTTCATGCCGAGCACGGCCGTGTCGATGCCCCGGGCCACCCACACGAAGCCTGAGCGGGCCTGGAACTGGCCCTCGTTGTCGGCGACGGTGCGCCCGGTGGGCTTACGCACGGCCGTGCACAGGTCCGGATAGTCGTGGCGCAGCAACGCGTTCTCGGCGGCCTCGGACCGGAACGTCTGCAGGTGCATTTCCGCCTGGGTGCCTGAGTCGGCAAATGACGCGATGAACTTCACGTGCCCGTGGGCGGCGGCCCAGATCGGAATGAACGTGTACCAGGTGGTGGACTTGGCCGAGTTCCGGGGGCTGGCGAAGGAGTGCCGCCAGCCGCGCAGCCCGGTGTTCTGGATCATCCATTGCCGGCCGTAGCGGTACCAGTCGAGGTGGCAGTCGGCGAAGGTGATCTCGCCGGTTTCCTTGTCCCGCAGGTGGTGTTTCAGGTACAGCAGGGCGAATAGCATCGGGTCGGCGCGGGTGATGGCGCGGCGGCCCTCGGGGCTGGCGAGCAGGGCCGGGTTCTTGGTGGCGAGCCATCCATTGAAGTCGAAGTTGTCGGAGTTGGTGCGCCAGTCGTACGGGTCGATGGAGACGGTGAGTTCGTCGTCGACCGGCGCGGTGGTCGGCCGCTCCGGCGCGATCGTCATGGGCCATCAGCCCTCGTTACGCGTGGCTGAGCTTTCCCGTCGAGGATGGCTCGCCGGTGGTCGAGCATGTGCCCCCGGGCGGCGGCGAACAACGCGGAGATGGTGTGCACAACCTTGACGTCGGTGTTCTCGTAGACGTGGTTACCCGGCCATGTGTAGTAAGCGACGGGCGCCCCGCCCCGGCGGCACACCTGGCAGTTGATGCCGACGCCGGTGTCTTCGTCGCCGACGAGCCGGAACTCGGCATCGAAGAGATCCGTGGGGGCTTTCACGACGTCACCATGATCTCGGCGACGTCCCAGCCGCCCCGGCCGTCGGGCCGGGCGATGAACTGCCCGGTGCGGAACAGCCGGCGGCCCATGAGCGAACCCCACGGGTCGATGTTGAAAGGTGAGGGGACGGCCCGGTCGGCCTCCCAGTTCATCCAGATCATCTCGCCACTGGGGCCGATCGGATCAGCCTGGAACGGGTTGCGGACCGCGATCCACGGCGCCCGGGGCAGGTCAGCGGCGGCCTGGTGGCGGGCGATGGTCTCCGGCGAGACGACCGGCGGCGGGTCGGGCCGGTACTGGCCGCCGTCGCTGACCCTCTTCCACATCTCGTGCAACCTGTCGTACAGGCTGGTCTGGTCTTCCGGCTCGGGGGTGGCCGGCGGGGTGGTGATGATGCCGAGCGCGGGCGCGTCGAGGGGCGGGAGCAGCCCCATGGACATCCGGTCGGTGCCGCGCCAGGCGATGTCGTCGAAAGCGTCCACGTACATGCTCTCCCACGTTGCCGGGTCGAGCAGCTTTTCCAAGGCGCGCCGCCGCTGCACATCCGGGCAGGCGTCGTGGTCGGCGTCGGTGGCGTGTGAGAGCACCGTCAAGGTGGGCGTGGCGACCCAGCGGGCGCCCGGCTTGCCACACTCGGGACAGTCGCCTTCGTCGGTCGGTAGCGAGGCGGTCAGCCGGTCGGCCTTC